TTCAGGATATTTTTCTGATTTAGGAAACATCCAATCTTTACCGAACAAATGTTTACCGTATGCTATAATGCCTCGTTGATATAACGGAGCATCCATAACTTTACGCATCCAACCTGCTGGACCACCAGTGTGTACACCAAGTTCATGAACCATAGCAACATCACCGATTATATAATCAAAGATGTTCCATTTAGTAGAGATGAGCATATCTAAATCAATTGATAGGATATTATCATACTCGTCCCACTTTTCATCAAATATTAATTTTGTGGAATCTAGTCTAGGGTCAATATGTTCAAAGTATCGATCATGGTCTAAAATGTAATCCGCTCCGCACAGTTTAGCATATGCTTGTGCGGAGCGTTTACCTGCATGTGCCCATTCGGGCATTTCTACACCACCTATATCTTTGTCACCCATTTCGTATGGAATATAATACTGAAAGATTAAATTTTTCATAATTTACTTTTTAGGGTTTGTTTTTGCCTTTTGATATGCTTGTGCGCCAAAGAATGCACCGACTAATGCTGATACAGAAACAAAGTAAGTAGGTGCAATATCTGCTAGCAATTGACTCGTGCTTTCAAAACTGAAAGGTAGAATATCTGTTACTACGATACCAACTGGATACACCAGTAATCCCCATAAAGCAAACCATGCCATACGACGTATTTGATCTTCTTTTTTATCTTCGTTTTCTGCTCTCATCATCTCACGTTCTAATGCGAACTCCTCATCACTGACGATACCATCGCCATCTTTATCAAAGTGGTCATATTGTGATCCCGCTTCCAGTTTCTTCTGCGCGGCCATATTCATTCTCCTTTAGAATTATACTAGCAATTTCCATTGCACGATCATAACCATTGCGCATACGATTGGATTTAAATCCATGTTTTGCGAACCATTCTAAAGTATTTATACTAGAACCCTTGCCGATAGATTTAGAAAAACCTGAGGACAGTTCTTCGAACTCAGTCCTTAGATTCATTATTTCCATATGATTTAGTCTTTCCATTCAACTCTTTCTTTCATCGCTTCATATAATTGATATTCAAGATATTCGATATCGTCTTCGTCAGTTTGAAAACGAATACCGACACCACCAGCATTTCTGAAACGCATAATGTTTTCAGGTTTATCATCAATAAGGATATTCGGTAGACCATCCATTAATGAAAATGCATACTTATGTTTGTTCGATGTAAAGATACAATCTTCAACTTCTGGCATAAATCCCATACGAATCAACCAGTTTCTTTTATGCCAAGCAGAGTTATGCTCGTCACCACGCATAGGTGAAGAACAAATACCCCACTTCATTTCTTCTGACCATGCAACTTGTTTGACTAGGTCGACGATTTGAGCAGAGACATTGTTACCCTCATCATCAAAGAAACAAGGGATAGTATCGAAAAAATTAGTATTTGCTAATTGAGCAAATTTAACTTCTTTCTCTTGAATGCTTTTCCAATGTTCTGCGTCAAATCTATGAGCAACTTCAGAAAAGAAATCAGCGATGACTCCATCCATATCTAAATAAATCATGCAGAAATCCTTTCTTCTTCAATTGCTTTGTTGATAATATGACTTGATCTATTGTGCATCATACGCATATATTCGTCACGACCAAACTGTTCAAATACTGCATTCTCTACAATAATACGAAACGCAGGTGCGATACGTCTTTCAACAATATCCCATTTATCTGTGTTACTTGCATGAATAGGTAAATCACGTACACGAACTTTAAGGATACTAATCTCACGATATCGGTTCATCAAACCGTTGTTGAAAATATCATGAACAACATTTTGTGCACGACGGAAACGATCAAGTGATTTGTTTTTACCACTGAAACCTTTACATTTACCTTGCATAGGAACACGTTCGTTCAACGCATCAATCCAAGGTTCTAGATCTTTACAAGTATTTTCCATCCACATTATACTGCCTCCTTGTTCACGTGGTTTGCGATTAAGTAATCTGTCCAACAATCCTGATATACTTTAAGAACCTTTTCTAAGTGCTTTACAACCTTTTGACTGTAATGACCGTCGGTACGACCTGTCTCTTCAAGTAACATTTGTGGGATTACGCGAAGACCACGCTCGATTGATTCGCGTTGCTTTTCACGTGGAAGTGCTTTGATATTACGCTTTAACACGGATGGTGAAACTGGTTTAGACATTTTATACTCCTCAAAATTAAACTCTCTATACATATATTATATCATACTTTTGAGGAATAGTAAAGCTTTTTTTTCGTTTTATTTCTTTTTTTTACGAAAAAAGTTTCCTTCTGTCATATTCTTTTTTGGTATCTAGGAGGAGGGGAACATAATTATCTCTATGTTCTTTAAATAGGAGGGGATGTTCATTATCAACGTCCATTACAATCACCGTGTTCGTAATAGGAATACCAGTACGTTCTTCAAACATAATTGCATACGCAGACATCTGGGCGAAGTAACTGGAAATGTTCTCCTTCTTCTTAATTCGCTTAGATGTTTTGAAATCGATAATTGACGGGACACCATCAAACTCCGCTATACAGTCACAACGACCAGCCAAACCAAGATGGCGACTAAAAAGAGCAGTTTCGAGACCAAAGATTTTCCCGATAGATTTATCAAGAATTGACCGCAAATTTTGTAAAGACTGCCTAACATGTGGGAGATAGTCTGTTGTATCTTCATTTTTCAAATAACTTTCTATAATACTATGTACAGCAGAACCGCGATTGCTAGCTCTATGACCGATCTGATTAGCAACGTCTTCCCCAACTCTTGCTCGCCATGCTCGTATAGAATCTTCACTGAGGATACTTAATACTGTTGTTACACTAGGATAATTAGAACCATCAGGAGCAGTATATACGCGACCAGTCTCCCCTGTGTCTGCAACCAAATCTGTATATCCGATATCAATTTCTTCATGTTCAAATACTCTGTTCACCATTAATCCAACTCATTAACTTAATTTCATTCACACAGACCACGTGTTTTACGTGTCTGCCATCATATTGATCTGATGCAATGTTTGATGCAAGAGTTCTATTTTTAGATAGAAACCCCCTGCACATTACTTCATCTGGAAATGGATATTTAGTAAATGCGTAAATATCCGTTCCCTCTTGGTTCGGTTCAATGTTAAACATTAATGCAACAACAAACCATTTCATTCTGTATACAATCCTAACATTTTACTCATTGCTTCCGCATCATAAATAGTTCGTGACCCTACACCTAGCAAACAAGCACGTTTCGGATTACGATAATAACGTATCATTGCAAACTTACCGTCTGGATCTTGCATGACAAAGGTAACGATATCTTCGCCAGTTTCACCACCTTCATAAAGTGCTTTTCCCGTACCTGCCATAATTGGTACAAGTTCTTCTTCAATATAAAACTCAACCATATCATCCATGTTTGAATCACAAATCATGATTGATTTTTCCCATGTCTCATTTGCGAATGCTTCTGTGAGAAAAAAAGCGAACGTTCCGATAATTATTCCTGCTGCAATATTTTTAAAATTGAACATTATTTCATTCCTAGTATTTCCTTCGTCATAATATAATCTCGAAGAAAGTCTGATCTTACAATATCTTCCCAACCAAATGTTATCACACTAAAATTTTTCAGTTGTTCTATGATTCGTAAAAATCTTTGGATCCCATCACGTTCTGATTCATCTTTGAAGTCAGACTGGTGATAGTCCCCACTAAATATGATTCTGCAATTGTTACCCACACGTGTGATAACAGAATCGAGTTCGTGGAAGTTTAAATTTTGCATCTCATCCACGACAATGATAGAGTTATCAATCGTCAGTCCCCGAATGAATGACGTTGTTGTAAACTCCAACTGATGACTATTTATTAACTTATTATATGAAGCATTATCGCTAAACAACTCATTGCATATTGCTTTATAAGGTGTTTCAAATACTTCTTTCTTTTCTTCAACCGTTCCTGGCAAATATCCCATATCTCGAGTAGGAACTACCGACCTGACAATAATACACTTATCATAAGGCGTCTCTCGCTCGAGAACCGTTTCCAATGCCAAGTATAACGCAACAAAAGTTTTACCAGTACCAGCAGAACCAGCAAGGACGAGATTTTCTCCATCATCCCATGCGTTAAATGCTTTTTGTTGGTTATCCGTTTCTGGACTGCAGTCGAAAAGATCTTCATATTTTACTGTCGCTTTACTCATGATAGTCGTGTACCCATTTAAGTTCCATTATCAACCTATAATACCATGTACGATCGTGTGGATCTGATGCTCTCAATGCATCATCTCTGAGTTGAGCGATACGAGCAGTGATATAATCTTTATAATGTCTTTTCTTATTACGTCTCATGTCTTTATAGTGTTATCTTTCCCAGATGCCTTTTTAATTCCACCTAATAGGTCTTGCCATTCACCGCCAGCACGTCTTAGATTTGAAACAGTATTACCTGCAAAAGATGGTGTAGATAAAACTTTAACAATGTCGTCATCTTCTAACATTCTAGCAAGATCATCAAATGGGCATACTACGTCCCATTCTTCTTCTGTAGAAATGCGTTTAAGCGTGTATTTTGGCACCTTGATATCCTTTCCACCAAGTTGGAGCAGAACGACCCCTTTCCCATTTAGCAAAAGGTTTCGCTGCGTGATAATAATTTTGGTATGCTTGAACTGCATTACCAGGAACTATACATTCAGGATATTGTTTCATTGCCTGAGCGAAAGGAGTCAATCCACCCTTTGGTATATTTCTTGGTAATGCTTCGATAGCATATAATAATTCTCGATGCGTTTTATGCGTCTTACTATATCTATATGTATATTCATCACACAATGCACGCATATGCTCCCAATGCCAACGATAATTGTCGCTTGACTGCATAGACCAAACGGTACAAGGGTGTGCAGTGTGTACTGCTTTATAGTATAGTAACTCTGCTTCCAAGTCATCGGAACCTTCATATAGATCCCAGTATTTGACCATGGTCTTACCAGACTTAGATCGTTTCCTAGTAAGTTTACCATCAAGCATGCGATGAGTAGTAGAAAGCATTTGACCGCTCTCAACAATCATCTTTGGTATATGTTTGTCACACATCATTTGTGCAGAAACCACTGGGTCACTGTCTAATACAAATATATTCATAATTTGGATACTCCACTCTGCCTTAACGTATTACTTATTATATCATAAAAACAGAGTTTAGTAAAGCCACTAAATTTTTATATTAATTAAATTTATGCGGTGATTGGCATTCGTTTCTCTAGCATCTTATTCACGAAATCTCGTTTCTGGAGTATTTTCTTTGCTCTATCAAAGTGACCACGCTTTTGTAGTTTCTTAGCATAGATGTCGAGATCGTTTGAATCTTTTTTAAGACGTTCGATTTGAGAATATACCATTGATGATTTTTTCCTATTAAAAAACAGCGTACACGAAACGTGCACACTGCTAGTGTGTTGAAGTTAATATTTGAAACAATCTTAGTCTTTGAGCAGACCAGGAAATGCCTCCTCTACGAGTTTTCGTGTAACACCTTTGGGTGCTTCTTTGTTGATCATATCGATAACCAACTTTGCATCTTTTGGGTGTACACTTTCTAGAATACCGATAAAGATCCTTTCACGTTTAAATGCAGGCAAACTTTCACCTTTACCACCTTTTACGAACCAAGCGAATTGCTTATAATCCCTATGCAAATCTGTTGCATGGTTATGCTCTTCTGCGGCAGTATAGGGTGGAGCACCTTCGGGCAGGTTCCAAGATACCTTAGAATCAAAAGATCCTCTAATAATATCTTTGAGTGCCCAAGAGGCATTTTGTTTAAGGACTTGTATCTTTTCGTCTTTCTTCTTTTTTGATGCTACTTCTTCTAGCACCTCAAATACATACTTTTTCATCAGTTTATAAATTCCTCTACTGATTCGATCAACATTTTCATATTTTTATTTATAAGATAGGGAAATACTAGACCTTTGTTATGCCACTGATCCTGAGAATTATATTTTTCGATAATTTGTTTTTTCAAACGATCAGGAGTTTTGGTCAAGTCGATCAATGTTTCGTTTCTCTGATAATTACGATACCAAGAAGCAGCATAAAGTAATTCACCTTCTGCTAGATCTTCTTTGATTGCTTCTTTCTTTTTCTTAGAAAGGGGTGTTTGCCTACGACCTTCAACGAATACATCATCATCTGACAATACATTAGGAACACCATCACCAGCATCGCCAGTCATAATCTTTTCCATTAGACCAACCAGAGGTGCATCTTCTTTGTACTCTTTCTTGAGTAAAGGTGAATATTGACGCACATTAGGATAACGTTGTAGTTGTAAGAAATCCTTATCAGCAGAGATAATCATTACATCTTCATATTGACCAAACTCTTGAGTGTTGGCACATAGTTCACCGATGATGTCATCTGCTTCACACTCGTCAACTTCAATGACTTTGTATGGGAAGTTTGCTAAGATCTCTTCTTTTATATCGTGCATAATAGAGAATGCTTTTGCCCAGTCGAAAGTATCTTCTTCGCGTTTCTTTTTACGATTCGCCTTATACTGGGGATAGTAACCACGACGCCAGTTGTTCTTACCATCAATAGCAAGTATAAGTTCACCGAAGTCCTTTTTATATTTTACACGATATTGACGTAAACTATTCAGGATCATATGCCTGAGTAAGTTTTCATCATCTACTTTATTGACTACGATAGTCGCGATCGCAAGTCCGCTATAATCAACGATAATCATGTGGCGAACTCCCATTCACCTAATAGTCGGTCAATTTTAATATTGAGACCGCTCTTTTCAATACGTTTACGATTGTCAATCAACCAATAATACTTTTTCTTATTGGGTGTCAGTTTGAATTCTTCGAAAAACAATATTTTGTTGGTAATAACCATATTCTCACTCCTTTAAGTGTATGCATATATTATATCATACTTTAGAAAGAAAGTAAAGTTATTTTTTCAACCATTGGGGAATATGTCGGGAGTGTATCTTACAACCGATGAACTCGTTATAATAATCGTCTCTTAAGAGTACGTCATTATCGAACTGAAACTTTGCCTCGTAGTAGGACATTTCCCCCTTAGTGTGGCATAGTCTGAGTATTTCTCGTTTGTAGTTATCGGATCCAGACTGCTCGACGAGATCGGCAAGTTGTTTACTAGATCCATAATATTCTTTCCAGTCGGAGGGTCTTCTGGATTTAACTCGCCGAGTTCTCTTTGAATTTTTTGGTAAAGTGTGCGGACGCCAGAAGTTCTTTTTACCGATATATTTCTTACCTGTAGAAAGTTCTGTGATGACATAGACAAATCCTTGATAGTCATCTGGTTGCTTATCATATTCTTCATTTTCATATAACCACATACAACTATATATTACCCAGAAATGTATGTGCCTTTTGGGCGATACCAAACTTTCTGGTGGTAAAACTTAGCAAGAAGATCTTGTATTTCTTTTTTTCTATTATCCTGAGTTATTCTAAATGCTATCAAAGACATTTCTATTAATTGAAGTTCTTCAACAGTGAGATTAAAGTCTTCATTTGGTTTAGGCATTTTCGTCTGTGATATCCTCTACATCAGGTCTTCTTCCGCACATAGGGCAAAAGATTGGGGTTTCTCCGTTGTCAACCAGTACAATCGTTGTCGAATCGCACTCCTCGCATTCTATCCGATACTCGTTTTCCACTTTGCTCTAATATCTCCTGTTTACGTTGATCTTCACAGTAAAACCATTCTTTTATTTCGTTAGAAGAACGACCACAACCTTCGCAGTGGTCGTCCTCTATTTTACATACCCTTATGCAAGGGGACGGTATGTTAGAAATCGATTTCACAAGCACCACCAGCACATGCTGCTGCGCCAAGTGTATCAACGTCTGTATATACCTTTTCAGTTAAATCATCTGCCCAATTAATAGGTTTAAGATTCTTTTGAATTTTATTCCACTTGTGCAGTAGATATGCATCCTTCAAGCAATATTCAGTTTTCTTCATATCGCCATCAAGATAGTTTTCTGCAAACCGTTCGAATCTACGAACCCAGTCTTTCTTTGCACTATTTGCACTAGACTCGAGTGATAAATCTTCACCCATACCTTGTGCTGTTGAACATGCATTCCAAAGATTATCAAATACTTTCATTCCGTCCACTACCATACCAGAAGCGAAGATTGCTCCTTGGTCGTATTTAGCGACCATTTCATCAGCAGTGATAACTCCAGTATTTGGTGCTTGATTGTAGTCTTTATCACCTGTTGGTGCGAGGAATGAAATACCTGAGAACGAGTAACGATTCTCGTAAACATACTTTTCTACATCATCCCAGTCATCAACGATAATAGTATTTGATACATTGTGACGGATACCTTCGTCCGCACATAGTTCTTCGTTTGTTCCTTCAACAACCCAATACTTTTGTGCCTTCTTTACCATCTCAAGATGCTTTACACCAAGAAGATCGTCTTTAAACATTGAACCAAACTTTGGTACGATAGGGAATGAAACAACAACATCCGTACCGTTTGCACTCCACACACTTTCTTCAACCATATGTGGATTAGATCGTTGAATTGCTTGAGTGATTTCAGATTCTTTATTCATCTGAATATTTCTTATGTAAAGAGGAGAATGCTCCGCATGAATTCCACTAGCGGTTTGTAACAATACTGATGCATTACCACTTGGCTTAACGCAAGTAGTCCGAGCAGCAGGATTAATACCGATAATGGCGGCAACCTCTTTATTGACTTTCTTAACAATGTTTGCTCCTTTTTTAAGGACCTTCGTATCGAAAAGAATATTAGGGTTATTCATCCATCCTGTGATTGAGACGCCAAGCAGTGCCTCACGATCGAAGATCTTTTTAGATACAGGACTTAAAAATTTAAAGTCAGTGTATCCCGCTTGAAGGGTGCCAAGAATAGCACCAGCACGGCATGCCTGATAAAAGTCATCTTCTGTGGTGCACATGCCGCCATTGATTTCTGTCAAGTTACAACCTTGCCAACCGGACTCACCGTCCATCTGAGGATACATACCGATTTCAACACATGGGTTAGTAGTATGTTCCTTTGACGTGGTGAAGTAAAATCCTGGTTCGCCAAACGACTTAACAGAATTCATAATCTTTGAAAACATTTCAGGAGTTGCTTCGTCACGAACGATAACAGCACTGTTATTTGAACGACCACGCTGTGGGTTGTCAATAAACCAGTTACCTGTTTTTGCGTTCATCATCTCATCATCTTCTGGTGAGAAGAGACAAATAGTAGCAGAACGACGAACACCACCTGATAGTACCGCATCAGCAGCATGCATACAAATATCATAAACAGCGATTGGTCTAACTGTTACAGGTTCTTTCGAATCCATAACGAGACCTTGTAGCATATGTTCAATTTTATCAAGTGATTTCCGCAAACCTTCTGGTCCAGGTGCTTTAAATCCACCAGAGATTTTCGCACCCTTTGGGCGAATATTAGATAGATCAAAGAATACACGACGACCTTCATATTCGGGGAACTTACCACCATCAACAAAGTATGATGACATCAATACGTCAAGTGCTGATGCCCATCCTTCGATTGAATCTTCTACAACATAACCTTTTGCTTGTTTAGTACGTTGCTGAATCTTCGGTAATTTAGCGATGTGATGTTCTTGTACAGAAAAACCTGCACCTGCACCACAAAGCAAAATATAAAAGAACTCACCAAAAAATTCTGGACGATCCGCATATGATGATGTACAATTATACATACGCATCTGGTGTTTCTTTAATTGTTCTCCACCGAACTGAAGTGCACGTTGCGCACCAAGAACACGTTGTTCTTTGTATGCAACTCTTGCTTCTTCGATATACGAATTTAATTTTTCTTTATGCTCCGAGTAATTCTCTTCGTGCATAGATAAGACACGGTCTACTGCTTCATCCCAATTTTCATAGTTTCCTGAGTTCTCTTTGAACCTAGAATAACTGTCATAAAATTTAGTTTGAGATAAAAAATTTCTGGTGTCTGCAAATCGATTTTGCATACATCTGTATCCTTTATGTTATGAATTATTTTATATGAACTATTATATAGTAAAAGGAGCATTTAGTAAAGCCCCTTTTTACCACTTTTTGAGAAAATATTTTTTTTATTTTTTTAAATAATATTTTTTTATCATCTCGATTTGGTCGTCATACTTAGCGACTTGTTCGAGTTCTATTTCAATTGCTTCAATGATATCTGAATGTTCACCGATACCTGCAGGATTGTTCATATACACTTCAATATTTGCAAGGTGCTTATTGACATGTCCTTGTGCATGTGACACAACTGCTTTAATTAATGTTTCTCTCATTTCTTTCTTGCTTTCTCAATTGCTCTGGATCCGAACCAGAATGATATAATTGCTGCGAAGATCGCTTTCGTATCCTCATCCCATAATAACTGAATCGCTACAGCGAAGTCAGTGCCTTTTTCTAGTGCTGACATTAACAGTGTAATCTCAATGGTAACAAATAAGGCAAAGAAACCATAAGTGATAACAGGTCTTACAGACTTTTGCAAACCAGCAATAATACCTGTTCCTTGATTAATACTTATATCATGTTGAATCAGACGATCGTGCTCTTTGTCTGCACCCATCTGATCATACATTTTCATTTCATGGTCATACCCACTTGCTTTGAGTTCTGCCATGACTTTCATTTTTTCAATTTCATGTTTATGGTCTGCCTTCCTAGCAAAACCATCAGTGATCGCTGGAACCGCAGAACCTGCGAATCCAATCAATGATCCCAATAACGATAACATAATTTTCTCCTTTTATTTAACCTTTATGTTCCGTAACAGTAGGTGTAAAGTTAGATGTGTATCTAGCTAGACCTCTTGTGATTCTTACATCTTGAACATAACCGTTCATATAGTTTGACGAACCGTTTCTAGATCCGATATATAGATTTCCAGTGGAATTATTACCGATAGAATATGTTCCAGTTGCAGTTAATGTTCCATTTAAAAATCCACGAGTTGTTCCTCCTGCGTCTCGCGTAACAGCTACATGATACCATTGACCAGTAGTTACAGTGCCCATAGTATTAGAGAATGTAGCAGAAGATCCACTATAAAATCCTAATGCATTTCCTGAACTAAGTTTATATAAAGTCCAACCTGGACCATTACCACCAGTAAATTTTTCAATTAGTGTCATTTCACCACTCACGCTACTCCAATAAAACCATCCTTCAATTGTCCAAGCGATACTTCCAGCTAAATCAAAAGTTTGACTAGTTGGAGCACTTATATAATCTCCAGTACCATCAAAGGCAACTGCAGATGATGTTGCAAATTTTCTTTGTGTATTACTTGCAGTTGTATTACCAGCTTTAGTTAATACTGTAACAGAACTAGCATCCCAAATATCATTTTTATTTGTGCATGTAAGAAGATCAGTATTTGTAATCGCTGTTAATTTAGTTGTTGGCGGAATAAATGAAGTATCAGCAGAACGAGTAGTTGAACCAACCAACCATCTTAAATCTGATACATGTCCGTGATAAAAGTTAGTACCATTTTGTCCACAACCAATATAATTAAGACTAGTTGCTGAAAAAGTACCTGCTAATGTAGCATTAGCACCCACAAGTATGCCATTTAAGAAAACTCTAACTACGTTTGACGCATCTCTGCCAACCGATACATGATACCATTGATCGACAGCGATTGCAATATTTCTTTCAATATCCCAACCACCACCAACAGATTTGTCTAAGAATACTTTAAATTGTCCAGATGCATCATTGTTACGACTATCAATTCGAACACCAGCATATCCTGTAGCAGCGGAATTGATAGCAAATATTGTGCGATAAGTTCCACCAAGAGATGTTGGGTTAAACCAAAACTCTACTTCAAATGCACCAGTTAAAGCATAACCAGAAGAACCCCAAGTTAAATAATCTCCATTACCGTCAAAAAATACAGATCCAGAATGATCTGCTTTAACATATGGATTTTGATGAACATATGGAGTAACTCTTGCGCCTGTTGCTCCAGTCACTGTAACAGCATTATAATTACCAGAAACGTCTACTGGAGCAGGATTGTTACAAAGCAATAAGTCAGTTCCGGATATTGCTGTTAAAGATGAAGTCGGTGGAGTAAATGCTGATGTATAAACCTCAGTTCCAATAACATATCTAAAATCTTTTATATATCCAGTCATACCGTATGCACTATAGTTATCATCACTACCAACACCAAAGCTATTCTTTGCAGGTATATTATATGTGTTACCTGCTTGTACACTAGAAGTTCCTTCTAGAACACCATCGATGTAGAGTTTTATTGTATTGCTAGTGACAGATCGTACAAGTGCCATATGATACCATTGACCGATGGCCATAGTCTTTGAACCTTGTACTCGTGGTTGACCGCCAATGTATAAATTTTGAGTATTTAAATTTGTATTAAGAAATATTGGATCATTTGTTGCTGCACCAAAATTTCTATTTTGACTTGAAGTGCCTGAGTTTGCAGTGTGATATACCCACCATTCTATAGTCCAAGCAACATTGCCAGACCCAGCCAGATTTGTTACAATACGGTTAGCGGCAGAACTAAAATATGTACTATAACCGCCAGGATGATATGGAGTAAAACTATTTGAAGTAACATTACCTGTTTCAGTAATTGTATGCGTATTAGTAGAAGCATCAACTTGATTATCTGTACCAGCAGTATCTGCTTTCATTAATAGAGATGTAAAGTTACTGTTTTCTACGGTGAATCCTAGAGTAAATGATACTTGCTCTGTACCAAAATTTATTCCATCACTTGCTTTAAATGTGAGTGTGGCTG